TCGTCTTCCATATTCGCCCATGATAATGGAAAAAAGCGGGGGCCGTAACCCCCGATTAAGGCAACGGCTCAAAAAGCCGTTCCCATTCTGCATCATTTGGGATTGGCACGTCAACTGGCCATTGGCCGCTGTCAACCAGGTAATCAACGGTTTTTTTGTGGGCCACCCACCAGGCTTGTTGGCGTTCCCGTTTTGACCATTGGGCGCCCTGGTCAATGTCGTGGTGGCAATTCATACAAAGCGCGGCCACCAGGTTGTCGTCGGCCTTCACGCTTCGGCCCTTGCCGCCGCCCCAATTACTGTGCGCGGCCTGAACAAAATGGCCGCTGCCGCACAATTGGCAATCCAGGCTGGCCACCAGGCGCAACAACTTTTTGCTTCGAACGTAGGGGTGCTTTAGTATTTGCATAATTTGTTTCTTGCGCCAGCCGGTCACGCTTCGATCCCCTTTTCAGCGCACCAGGCCAACAGCCATTCAATAAATTCGGTGGCGTCGGGGATGGTGAATTTGTGCGTTTGCCAACCCAATTGAACGACGCGCTGGCCGTCCAGGCTTGGCGCCACTTTGCCAATCTTGCGGTCGGTTTCGTGCGCCCATTGGTCAATCAACAACCGTTTCCAATCGTCGGCCGACCAGGTTGAACCAGCCGCCCGCATGGCCAAGTAAATTTGGTGGATGATGGCGTGAAACATATCGTTTTGATCGCTTGACCTGGTGGCCCGTTTCACTTCCAGGCGCATTTTGTGGCCAGCCATCAAACTGGCCTTGACATTTGGCCAAACGTTTTCCATCAAAACTTTAGCCTGTTGCGGGTTATGCAATTCGTAAATCACTTCATCACCCCCAACATTCGCAAAGCCGCGTCCACACCATCCACAATGGCCAGGGGGCCGCCGTTCCAGGCGCCGTGCCACCTCACCTGGTCGTCGGTCAATCGACGTTCTGATGGCGTTTTGCGGCCATCCTTGACTTCCATAAGCAATGTCTTGCCTTGGAATCCAACAAGCAAATCCGGTACGCCTTTGCCAACACCAGCCAAAGATTGAACCGAAGCGCCAGCCGCCCGCAATGCTGAAACAACTTGTTCATGGTTTGCGTCGATCCTGGCTGCTCTCATTTTTTTATTCCAAACCAACGTCTTCCGATTTGTATGCCTATGCCATATCTTGGAAAAAACAAAACACCGAATCCAACGCTGTGCATTTTTTGAACATCAATTTTCATTTTGCTTTTTCCTTATTCATATCTTGCCGCAATGTATGCGCTGCACCAGGGCCGCGGATTTTCTCGATTTTCTCTATCGTGTCCGACCACCAGGCATTCGCCAGCCTGGTTCCCCTCTCGCGCTGGTGAATCTTGAACCGGCGCAACCAATCCCTGGCTTCGCATTCCCGCCGCCAGGCTTCCGACCAAGTTGATTTCACGCCATCCGGCAAGGTCGCCGGTTGCGATAAGGGCTGCGGTGATTTGGTCGTAGTCAAAGTTTTGCCCCTCTTGAATTTTGTTTAACAAATAATGGCCTTCGTCGCGTGTCATTTGGGCATCCTCAAATGTTTGGTCATTTCGCGCATCTTGGCCAAGGCTTCTTCTTTTTTCCGCTGCGTTTCAATTTGTTCGTGAATCGTTGGCTGTTTGGTTATCAGCGTTTCAGGCTTGTCAGGAATGCGCGGGCCATCGTTCAACAGTTTTTTGAATGCCAGGGCCGATGGTGGCCGGTCGGGGTTCATGTGCTGCAATGGGTAATCCATCTTTGGCCGGTACGTCAGGCCGCGGCCGCATTCGTCAATCCACACCTGGCGAATCAGGTTGGGGTCAACGTCGCGCCAATGGTTGGCAAATGTGGCGCCATAAATCGCGTTCATTTTGCTGAACACGTAATCAAAACCGCTGTCGGCATCACAAAAGTCGTTTTCGTTCCACATCGGACACCTCCACAGTTTGTTCAGGTTTTGCCCAAAACGGGGCTGGCTTTGGTGTTGCCAGGCCGCGGGTAAGGGCTGCCATTTGCACCAAACGGGCTTCTGACGCGGTTTTTTTGGCTTGCTGCTGCCGTCGTACCCAATTGCGCCAAGTGGCCGTCCAATCGGTTTTTACGCCCTTTTGGCCAGGTTGGGCAATCCAATAGTCGCGGAACCCTTCAAATGTTTCCCGTGGATCAAGTTCCGGCCGGTGTTGGCGACAAAAAGAAACCCATTCATCCGACAAAACGAAGTCAGTTGGCAAGCGCGTCCCGCGCTGCGTTTTCTTTCCCTCTCTCTTTGTCTCTGTCTCTGTCTCTCTCTCTGTCTCTAGTAGATCATCCTGATATCCAGTTGATATCACGCCGATATCATCTTGTTCCAGCCAATGAGACAACTTGTTTAAGCATTCCAAAGTTTGCTTTTCAGACATACGAAGGCGAAAAGCCAGGGTTTTTGTGTTTGGCAAATTGCCATCGTCTTCGCTGGCGATAAGCCAACACATCACCAAAACTTTTCTGGCGGTCGCGTCCAATTCGTGCCATTCAATGTCATCAAGAATGTCACGATACAGTTTTACCCACGGCGGTTTGCGGTCTTTGAAATGTTGAAATTTCGACCAATTTTTGATCTTCATGTCGCACCCTTAAAAGTTCCACCCCAAAAAAGGAAACAGCGGAAGGCGGGGTGGGTCGCTTTTCGGTTGGCTCATGACTTCCAACCTATCCGTGTCTCGCAACAATTATGCTTTAAACCATTTCGGACGCAACGCTTTCAACTGCCACACCCGTGCCGGTGGAACATCGTTCCCCCATTGGCTGACGGCCGCCCTGGTGATTCCCAACAGTTCGGCAAGCGCCTTGGCCGATCCAGCCAGTTTGATTGCTTTTTCTTTGTCCATCTTTCGATGTTAAGCGGCCTTGCGTTGTGTGTCAATAGCAACAAAACCCTTCAAAGTTAAGGGGGCTTTACAAATAGTTCTTGCAAGGGTTGTTAAGTTGGCTTAATATTCAGTCATGCCCTAGCGAATTGCACGGGGTCTTTTAAGGAAATCAAAATGTTGAAAATGATGAAATTTTATGTTGCCAACGAAACAGAAAAAGCCCGCGTTTGGTATAGCCGCGGCCAACTGATCGACGGCCGTGATTGCGTGACGATCTACGCAAAAGACTACACCGGCGCCCTGGGTCGCATCTTCCGCGATGCAGCGCCTTACGAAAACAACACCGACACCATGACAGATTATTTTGAAAAAGGTCGTGTTCGGATTTTTGAAAACAACCCATTGTGGGCCACCGCTTGCGCCCGCGCCGTATAAGGAACCAGCCATGAACCGCGAACCAACAGATTGGGAAGTTTTGGGGATGGCGCTGGTGGCAGCACCGGCCATCTATGTTTTGATTTGGCTTGCAATGGCCATCTTTTAAGGGGAACGAAATGACAGTCCGAATCACCAGGGTACACCGCGGCGGCCGCGTGTTCTATGCCGCCACCGTCAGCGGCATTTACCTGGAACGCGCCAGCCTGGCCGAATTGCGTGAAGCCATCGCGGTTCGTGAAAGTTTTGCAAGAATATTTGCATAAAGTGTTGACGCCGCCAGTTAAGTTGGCTTAAAATCACATCATGCCCTAACGGGTCTTTTAAAAAGGAAATTGAAATGAATTCAACCATCACACCCGCAAACCAAATTGCGACATTTATCAACCTTGATTTTGGCATTGCCTCCCTGGTAACCAAGGTCAAAAAAGGTTATGCCGTCACGCTGTTGGACACCGACGCCGAAATGGTCGTGGCCACCAAAATTTATCCTGTGGCCATGCTTGCCCAGGCCATCAACTACGCCAAAAAAATTGCCAATGTCTAACTGGCCATTTCCACCGCCAGGGGGGCCAATCCCCTGGTCGCGTAAGCAAGAACGCGATTACCAAAACCAACGGCGGGACAACTTGCCACCCGCACCATTTTGAAAGTTACTGCAATGAAAAAAATGATTCGAATTGATGTTGACGGCCCTTACTACCCAAAACCAACGCTTTACAAACGCGCTTGGAATTGCCTGGTTGTGGTGGTAATTGCTGTTGGTGTTGTCGCCTGGTTGTCCGGTTGTTCAACAACCACAACCGGCGGCGCCCAAGATTTGGTTTTGGATAAAAGTATCCAACCAATGTCGCGGAATGAAGTCGTGTCGGCTATTGGCGATTGCCAGGCCAACAACCTTCGCGCCGTGTTGATGTACGGCAAACGCAAAGTCAACGGGTACACCGCCGACGTTGTGATTGACGTTACTTGCGCCCCTAAATGGTAAAGGAATTAATCATGGAAACATCATTCAGCAAAGTCGCCGCGGCCCTGGTCAAAGCGCAAAAAGAATTCGGCCCCGCGCTGAAATCATCCAGCAACCCGCATTTCAAATCGCGTTACGCCGACCTGGCCGCTTGCGTTGAAGCCGTGATCGAAGGCTTGAACAACAACGGCATTGCATTGACGCAACGCGTCGGTTCATACGACAACGGCGTGATTGTGGAAACCGTGTTCATTCACGAATCCGGCGAAGTTATCAATTGCGGCCAACTGCACGTTCCGGCCACTAAACAAGATGCCCAGGGTTACGGCAGCGCGTTGACGTATGCGCGTCGTTATAGCCTTATGGCAGCCTGTGGCATAGCACCGGAAGACGACGACGGCAACGCGGCCAGCAAACGCCCAACAGCGCCAGCAATTCCAACGCCTGACATTACCGACCACCTGGCAGCCATCCAAGCCAGCGCCAACAGCGAAGAATTGGCGGCAACATTTAAAGATGCGTTTGACGCTTGCCAGGGCAACCAAGTATTGCAAGCCAAAGTAATGGCAGCCAAAAAAGAACGCGTGGCCCGTGCCAAAAAAGATTTATCAACCAAAGGAAATGAAAATGTCTGACGAAATCGAACAACGCACGGACGAATGGTTTGCTGCCCGCCTGGGCAAAGTCACCGCGTCCAAAGTGGCCGATGTGATGGCCCGCACAAAATCGGGTTATAGCGCCAGCCGCGAAAACTACATGGCCCAACTGGTGGTCGAACAAATCACCGGAACACGCCAGGAATCGTTCACCAACAGCGCGATGCAATGGGGAACCGACCAGGAACCTTTTGCCCGCGGTGCATACGAAGCGGCCACCGGCAACATGGTGGACGAAACTGGCTTTGTAAACCACCCGACGATTGCAATGGCTGGCGCATCACCCGACGGCCTGATTGGTGATGACGGCTGCGTCGAAATCAAGGCGCCCAATACGGCCACCATGATCGAAACGCTGCTGACCGGTTCAATCCCGCAAAAGTATTTCACGCAAATGCAAATGCAAATGGCTTGCACCGGCCGCGCCTGGTGCGATTACGTGGTTTTCGATCCACGGATGCCCGCCAAGGCGCAACTGTTCATTAAACGCGTACCGCGTGACGACGTGTTTGTTGCCGACATGGAAGCGGAAATCATCAAGTTCCTGGCCGAAACTGCGGTCAAGGTCGATCAACTGAAAAAAATCATTGGGGAATAAATCATGGCCAAACTTATCAACGAAATTACCGTAATCACCGGCACATACAACAACGCCCAGGGCCAACAAAAAAACCGCTACCAACGGATTGGCTCAATCATTGAAACCAAAAATGGGCCAATGCTCAAAATTGACGTGATTCCTCTGAAGGAAGGCGGTTGGGACGGTTGGGCATACATCAACGAACCACGCGAACGCGACGACCAGCCGCAACAGCGACGCGCCCCCCAGGGCAGCGGGTTTGACGATATGCACGACGACGTTCCCAACTTCTAAGGGGTGGCCATGCGCGAATTCACTTACCTGGTTTACATCATCCTTTGGGAAGGAATGATTTTTGGCGGGGCTGGTTACGCTGTGTTTGGCCTTGACCATTCAGGTTGGTGGATTCTCGCCGCCTTTTTTGTCGGCGGCTGCGCTTACCCACCCGAACGCTGGATTCATGGAATTAAAAAATGACACAAATAGATTTTTTTGGCGACGAAGGCGATTACCTGGCGCAACTGAAAACCAACTGGCGGGCCACCATTGAAGGCGACGGGGGCAATTGCCCCTGTTGCGGGAAGTGGGGCAAGGTAAGCCCCCAAGGCATGAACGAAACCCGCGCCTTGGGGCTTTTGTTTCTC